ACTGATGGTTCCTAGACCAACTTCAGATGCGACCTTCTTCTCTACAAGGACACCAGAGAATGTTCCAAGTAAAGTATCTTCTGCTGGGTTTGCACCAAAGGCAACAGCAGAACCAGAAAGTGCTGATAATGAACCAGAACCAACTTCAGATGATCTTCTGGTCTCCTTAAGAGATCCAATAAATTCTACGTTTGCACTTAATCCATCAAGTATTGAACCATAATCACTAGAAGTACCATCACCCTGCCCGGTACGACTACCATAAACTACTGTTCCCGTTATAGATCCATAGTCTTCGTAATCTGCAACATCGACTACTGATCCATAATTATAATATTGACTTGGTGCCCAAGGTCCGTTTGGTGGAGTTACGTATCCAAAATTTTCGTAAGTCCCCGAAGCACTTATAGATCCATTATCCTCATATGAGGTTATATCCGCAATGGATCCATAATTTTCAAAAATAATATCATATATGTAATCTGATCCTCTGTAAATATAAAGGAGAGTCATCGTACAGTCCCTCCAGTTAGATAGGGAGCTACGACTCTTTCAGATCCATTATCAAGTTCAAAAGCAGATCCAACTCCAATCCAAGTAAGAATAATTCCACAAAAAACTATGGAATCAATATTTAAATTTTCGTGAGGAGTAAATATCGATCTTTCAAATTTATTTACAGATTTTCCTTTAACTTTTGCAATCAAATTATTAGAATCAATTCTAGATATTTGATCTACTGTATATTTCTCTTCATCATTTTCAACTACTTTCCCCAAATCTCCACAATCAAAAGTTTCATCTGCAGGATCGGATACGGTTCCATAATCCTCATCCAGATGATAAAACTTTAATGATAGATTGTAATGGAAGATTCTCATGAGATTACTCCAGAAAAAAGGAGGACTGCAAGCAATCCCCCAATCTGTTCCTTAGATTATGATCATAATATATTTTATTATTTATTATTCAAGCGATACGTTGAGAGTAATCTTGATTTGGTCTCCATTGTTTGCAATTGTGTAAGGACCATTTGTGAATCTTTCAGCGTAGAATACACTTGGATACAGTGTGCAAGTTCCGGTTCCAGAAAGTGCAGGAGTTGTATTGAATGTGTAAGCAGTTGGTGTACTAAAGACAGTGTATGTACCAGTAGCAACTCCAGTTGCACCAGTTCCATTTCTATCACCAGCACCAATGTAAAGTACGTCTCCAGGAACTAATCCATGAGTACCAAATCCACCTGTTCCCCTATCAGTCAAACTAATAGAAGTAAAGTCAAATCCAACTGTAGCACCAGTAGCAACCTGAATGTTTTGCTCGACAGCGTTACTCAGATAAACTCTATGGTTTGCGTTTGTCGAACTGATAATGCGGTCAACACCAACAACAGTTGTACCTGTCTTAATACCAATTGGTTGTCCAGCAATGGGGATATGAGTTGCGGCCATACCAACGGTAATTGTATCAATATTGAGTGTAGAATCAATATCAATATATGAATTACCAACAATACCAATGGTAGGTGCGGCGGTCGAACCAAATTGCAGACGAGCAGCAGCAGTACCAACACCAACACCAGGAACGCCTTGTACACCCCTAGGCATATTCTGCGCTCTTCCTAGGAAATATCCATAGACAGATCCAGCAGCTGACGAGAATGTAAAAGTTTGTTCTGGGTATGTTGCAGTTGTAGCAGTACCTGTAGTATTAATTCTCCAACGTGAACCGTTCAAAAGAATACCATAATTTTCGGTATAATTTTGATCGCTTCTGTTATTGATGCAAGTAGCATATCCTGTAGCAACAGCAGCGCCATTTGGTTGTGCACCAGTTGTTGCATATGGTTCAAACAATCTATTGAAATTGGGTGTTAGGTCATCAATAGATGTTGGATCTGTATTGGTGCTATACAGTTTTAAAATCAAATTTCTTGGGGAAGTATCAGACAATAGTCCGACATGATTACTTGCCCCCAAGAGGTAACGAAGTGATTCAAATTCTCCAATCTGAGGAACATTTAAAGCCATTTAAACTCTCCTGGTTTCTTAATCTTTACTAGATTTATTTAGTTCAATTTCTATTTAATGTACTAGAATCTTCCAGTAGTTACAATTATTTATCATAGTTTCAATTTGAAAGATATTAAAAATCTCTTAATAGTAATTGAGTTAATAACCTCAAATTGAAATATATCACCTGCTCTTACAGCAGTATCCCATCCAGACAATACGTCATCAAAATTTTTGTTTTGATTGAACAAAGTTGGTCTATTTGTAGATACTCCACAAATAGATGTAAAGGTTGGAAAAGATTGATAATCGCTTTTTTTAATGTCAACTTGCAATACACCAGTCTGATCAGCCAACAATTTCCAAGAGTCTATAATACCGCTTACATCTATAGTAACAGATCCTTTTACTCCAGATACCATATCCAAAGATCCACTATCAACCAAAAAATTAATTGTTCTTGTTAGATCTGCAGTAGTAACTAATGCAATGATCCAAACATCATCTCCAGGATTTGGAGGAGTAGTAAAAATGATAGAACTTCCGGAGATAACAAAATCTTGGGTAGGTTCTAAAATAACATCATTTTTACTTACAATTAATTGTTGATCATTAATTGGATAATAAAGAGTACCATTATCATATAGACTAAATGTTTGCCCTACTCCAGTAAATCCTCCAGAAATATTATCAAGAATAATATTATTATATTGAAGTGCCTTTGTAGGCATTTCATAATTAACACCTACTCCATATTTTGTAGGTGCCGCTAATTGAACTCTTTTTGATGGGGAAGAAAGGGTTACATTTAATCTAGTCATAGAGTTACTCCAGGGTTAACAAGTACATTTCCCTGTATCACTCTTGTTTTAAAATTTTGAGGTGAAGTTAAAACAATATCATATACATATCTACCTTCTCCTAAAGAAGATGTTGTAGTGCTTCCCATTGAGAGATTAATTTCTCCCGCAAGTCTATTAACAAAATCAATACTAAAAGATTCTGTTACAGAAGATCCATAATGCTTTCTTACCTTGCTATTGGCAGTATATCCAGTGAGATTTAAGGGTGTTCCATCATCATTTGTGATGGTTAAATCTATCTCGTAATTGGATCCTTGCTCAATAGTTAAATTAGTATTTACTGCCGCCATTTAACTTATCTTTATTATAAGTATATTTATTCTCTATTACTTCTTTTTGTCCCTTTAGATAAAAAAGTTGTGGCCATGTATCTCTAATAATTTCTGCTAACTTATAAGGTGTTGTAGAGGATATCATAATTCTTGCGTGATAGACATTATAAACATGAATATTCCAAAGAGTTGAAAGAACAGGAGGATGAGGAGCATAAAAAAAGGAGTTCTGAGAACTCCTCTTATTTATTTTAGAGTGCGTTGCCTCTCGGAAGAACCTCTTCTGGGAATATAAAGTTCTCGTGAGGTTGGTCCGAAGGTGCCAACCAAGCACGAAGACCTTCATTCAACAAAATGTTCTTTGTGTAGAAGGTCTCGAACTCTGGGTCCTCAGCCGCTCTGATCTCTTGTGAAACAAAGTCATAAGCTCTAAGGTTAAGTGCAAGACCAATAATACCAATGCTACTGGTCCAAAGACCCATAACAGGAACAAACAACATAAAGAAATGCAACCAACGCTTATTGGAAAAAGCAATACCGAAGATTTGAGACCAAAATCTGTTCGCAGTGACCATACTATAAGTCTCCTCCTCTTGCGTGGGTTCAAAAGCTTTGAAAGTATTTGCTTGATCACTGTCCTCGAAAAGAGTGTTTTCTACTGTTGCTCCGTGAATCGCACAGAGCAGCGCTCCTCCCAGTATACCAGCAACTCCCATCATATGGAAGGGGTTGAGAGTCCAGTTGTGGAAACCTTGTAGGAACAGAAGAAACCTAAAGATTGCAGCGACACCAAATGAAGGTGCAAAGAACCAACTGGATTGTCCCAGTGGATACATCAGGAATACCGAAACGAATACTGCAATAGGTCCAGAGAATGCAATCGCATTATAAGGACGAATACCCACAAGACGAGCAATCTCAAACTGACGAAGCATAAATCCAATCAGAGCAAAGGCACCGTGGAGAGCAACAAAGGGCCAAAGCCCTCCAAGTTGGCACCACCTGACGAAATCTCCTTGAGCCTCAGGACCCCAGAGAAGCAGAAGAGAATGACCCATAGCGTCTGCTGGAGTACTAACTGCCGCAGTAAGAAAGTTTGCACCCTCAAGATAGGAGGATGCAATCCCGTGAGTGTACCAACTCGTAACGAAACTTGTCCCAGTAAGCCAACCACCAAGAGCAAGATAAGCAGTGGGAAAAAGAATAAGTCCAGACCAGCCAACAAAAACGAAACGATCTCTTTTAAGCCAGTCATCGAGTACATCGAACCATCCCCTTTGTGAAATTGGTTGTGAAAGTGTTGAAGAAGTCATAACCTCCCTAGTGATTTCTCATATTTATCTTAACATAAGTTAACAAAGAGGTCAATGAGTGTTTGTACTTATCCCCAATAAATCTGACCGAGAGTAAATAAAACAAAAACAAGAACTGTGAATACCATCATCCCTACACCTGCCCAGATTACCCAGGGTTCCATAGGATGATGTTGATTATTATGAGACATAAAAAAAGAGGGTTGTTATACCCTCTTAATTATATCAGTTATTCAGTTTTTATCAACCGATTGCAGGTGCGGTGAGAGCAACAGGAGTTGACTCAGCAGCAGCAAGATCAAGAGGGAAGTTGTGAGCGTTGCGCTCATGCATTACCTCCATACCCAACCCAGCAGAATTTAAGATATCTGCCCAAGTTTTAATAACGTGACCTTGATTATCCAGAATACTTTGGTTGAAATTTAGTCCGTTAAGGTTGAAAGCCATCGTAGAAACACCAAGAGCAGTGAACCAGATACCTACAACAGGCCAGGCAGCGAGGAAGAAGTGCAGTGAACGTGAGTTATTAAAGGACGCATATTGGAAAATAAGACGACCGAAATAACCGTGTGCAGCAACAATGTTATAAGTCTCTTCTTCTTGACCGAACTTGTAACCATAGTTCTGTGACTCATTCTCAGTGGTTTCACGAACCAGTGAAGAAGTCACCAGTGAACCGTGCATCGCACTGAAGAGTGAACCACCAAACACACCAGCAACTCCAAGCATATGGAAGGGGTGCATCAGGATATTATGTTCTGCCTGGAACACAAGCATATAGTTGAAGGTTCCGCTGATACCCAAAGGCATCGCATCAGAGAAAGAACCTTGACCAAAAGGATACACAAGGAATACAGCAGATGCAGCAGCAACAGGTGCACTGTAAGCAACCATAATCCAAGGACGCATACCTAAACGATATGAGAGTTCCCATTCACGTCCCATATAGCAGTAGATGCCGATGAGGAAGTGGAATACAACAAGTTGGAAAGGACCACCATTGTACAACCATTCATCCAGAGAAGCAGCTTCCCAGATAGGATAGAAGTGAAGACCAATAGCATTAGAAGAAGGGACAACGGCACCAGAGATGATGTTGTTACCGTACATTAGCGAACCAGCGACTGGTTCACGAATGCCGTCGATGTCCACAGGAGGAGCACCGACAAATGCGATGATGAAACAAATCGTAGCAGCAAGCAACGTTGGGATCATCAGAACGCCAAACCAACCGACATAGAGACGGTTGTTGGTTGAAGTAACCCAAGAACAGAATTGTTCCCAGAGGTTACCATTAGAACGTGTAGCAATTGTAGCAGTCATTTTGTTAAAAGGGTAAGTATGAGTCCGGGGGAACGAACCGTTAGAATTATTCCTGCACCACCCTCCAGTACAGGTATGAGAGACGCTTTACTTCTGATGGTCTCGGTTACAGAAGGTGAAGAAACGTAAAGTTCCTTAAGACCTATTTATTGTAGCACTGGATGCGAATTCTGTCAACTAAATAAGTATAGTCCTATACAATAGAAAAATGAAAAGACTTCTATTAGCCTTTTCGTTATTCTTAACAACTCCTGGTTTTGCAGGTGAGATTACATCAACGATTACTGATTCCGTTCAATTAACAGTACAGGGTGCAGCGGTACAAACAGAAAGAATTGGTAGTTCCTACGCAGTTTCGGGAACTAATATTGGTGTTTCAAACTTAGGTGGATTGAGTGGTGGTACATCAAGTGCTGCAGCAACGATGAGTGCTGGTACTTATGCTATTAACAATGATGGCCAGGCATTCTCATTTTCAGAATCACTAACTGTTGGAGACAGTACTGTTTCATCACAGACAGTCACCAATGGTGCAATTTCTTCTCCAACTCTATATGGAAAGAATACCACACAAGCAGCTGGTGAGAAAGGTACTCTTGCGGGCACAATTGATACATCTACAGGTGCTCTTACAGTCACTGGTGGTGGTGCAGGAACTACTGCTATTGGCCAACGTAGTGTAGAACTGAGCGTATTCAAATGAGACGTATCCTAGCAGGTATTTGTCTGCTAGGGTTTTCTTTACCCGCCCTAGCAGCTCCAGTCACACCAAACTTTACTAGTGGTACTGTAACCTCACGTACAGAATCAACCACAACAGTAAACGAAGTCATTAGACAACAAGATTTCCAAACTGGATTCAGTTATACAGTTACGGGAACAAATGTAAATGTTCCAGGAACTCCAACTCTTGGAGCAGGATATTCTATTGTAAATCAAGGAGAAGCATTTCAGTTTTCCGAAACTTATATGGGTCCTGGATTGATTAAAGATACAACAGTCAACAGAACTACAACAATTCAATCCGTTACAGATTCACTATCAGTTTTCACTCAATAAGATGAAATGCCTAAAAATAATCCTTGCCCTAAGTGTCTTTGTTCTCCCTGTGTATGCGGAGGGGGATACCCCTGTAACTGCAGTTGCAAATCCTCAGGCAACATCAACAGGAAGTGTAACAAACCAAGCAGTACAGGTCCTACAAGGTCCATACGTGACCAACTCATACGGTGGTGGAGTAAGTTGTCAGGGTCCAACATTTAACCTTACTCCTTTTATGACCACATCAAATAGTGGTTCAAGACCCTTTGAAGCATATGCCGATGTTGATAATGATCCAACCACAGGAATTAATGGATTAGAAAGAACTGGTCAAAAAGATAGTTTTTCAAATAACTTTGGACTATCAGCAACTCTATCATTTCCATTAGATGGTGGATTACAAGAAAGATGCAAAACAGCAGCAGATACTTGGACTGCCAGACAAAGAGCAGAAACGGATAAGGCAAGATTGGATTTTGAACTTGTAAGATTATTAAAATGTGGAGAAGCAATGAAGGGTGGGATTTTCTTTAATCCATCTTCTCCTTACGCAAAGATATGTGCGGATGTCGTAGTGATTCAACAAATGCCTTCTTCTGGCGTAATTTCTCAGCCTTCTGTTCCTTCTTCAAAAGTTTTAAAGTCTTCTTATCCAGTTCGGCAGCAAACATCAACTGTATCTCGTAAGGCGTCAGATCTCGGTTCAGCAATTGCTTTGCCCTCACAAACAACTGATTGATAATTGGTTGTAATTTTTTCACCATCCATTCCACCAGAGATTTTCCAACAATAGCCGCAGCAACACTAGCAGTAGCAGTGGTGCCAGCAAGCATAACCTGTTCTTTAGGAGGAATTGGAACTGGTCCAACAAAGGGAACTTGTATTTCTGGGACACCTAGATTACTTTGTGTTCGTGGTGCAATTGTTTGTATTTCTTGTTGAGTGACTGTTGGTATTGGAGGTATGAATGGTTTTACATCTGGGAGTGCTCTAGGTTTATCTTGAATTTCTTCTTCTTTTTTTGGTTCCTGTTGGGGAGTTATCATTTTCCTAAACTCTTCAGTTGTAGGAGCATCAACTGGTTCATATTGCGGAATACCATCAAGAGGCACATCCACAACGGGTATTGGTAATTTTCTATTAATTGGTACAAGAATAGGTGGAGGTTCCAGATTACGAATGACTGGAACTTCCACTCTTGGGGTTTGTATACTATTTGTCCTTATATCAGGAATTTCTGGTACGTTTGCCATCTAATTCAGCAAAGTTTTTCTTCTTTGTTCCCCCATCATACGGCCAAGCATATCCTTCAACAATCATTTGATCGTTCAATGATGTCTCTTGGTCGTTTACAAACAGATGTCCGATAATTCTACCATACTTCTCTGTGCTATCAGGAAGTTCAGTTTTGATTAGAATGTCCTTAGCATTTTCTACTTTATGTTTAAGCCATTCTTTAGATTGGAGACCATACTTCTTCTCATTCGCATCAGTTGTCCTGCTCTCTGGGGTATCGACACCAGCAAGACGTATTCTTTTTTCTAAACTAATATCAAACCCTAAATCTATTGATGCGTCAATCGTATCACCATCAACTACTTTTAAAATTTGTTTGATGCGGTATATGTATGGATCTTTTAAGGACATCAGAATGGTAATTGAAACTTCCCAGTATTTAGTTTAGGAATAGGTAATTTTTCAAATGCCTTATTAACTTGTTTCTCTACAACAGCACCCACAAAGTCCTCTGGGTTGTTGAGAATTGCTTCTGCTTTCTTATAGGTCACATAAGCACCCACACACAGAGCACCACTCAGAACCAAACTTAATGTCGAAAAAACTAATGCAATGTTTTTCATTTTAGTAACTTCTCAATTGCGTTGTAATAATAGACAGCATTGTGATCTTCCACACCATCAAATTTCTTATTATCAATATCTTCTAAATGAATTTGTGGATGTGTGTGAACATATCCATTACACCAAGGTGGTGTGGTTGGAACAATATCATTTCCATGAACAAAACGAAGATGCTCTACATTCTTCATTCTATCTCTAAGTTTTCTACCACCAGGACGAGGAGAACCAATTGTAACGATTGCTAAGTCTGGTGCAGAAGGAAGCATAAGGTCTGCAACAACAGTAGCAGTCGCACCGCCAAGGGAGTGTCCAGAGAGAATAAGTTTTCTATCCTTCTCTAATGACTCATAGTTCAGAACCAATTCTGTAATGGTTCTGGTTGCATTATTTTTAAATCCTCGGTGAGTATCTTCACTACGGAATAAGAATTTTAGATTAGTTGCCCAATCTGATGTTTCGTTAGTTCCTTCAATAGAAAGAATGCAATAACCAGGAATACTTTTATCTACGATAAAGTCATTCTTATCAGCATAGACTGCAACACAGTTCTTAACTGCCTTTAGAATTACTTCCTTCGGTAACGTTGTGTTCATCTTGCATCTCCGAATGTGCTAACTTTAATATGTAGTAAATGCACCAAGCAGTAAACAATAAACCAGAACCAAGTATTGTAACAACTCCCCAAGGAAATTCATTCATTCCATTTCTCCTCTTTATGTATAAAGTCTTTTAAATTTTTAACGTATTTTCTTAATATTTGTGCTTGTTCCTCATGCCAAAAATCACCCGTCTCCAAATGAAGACGGGTGTGATTATCTATAGCTTTAAGTATTTGGTGTATTGGTTTGTTCCAACACTCACGCTTGGGAGTGTCCCATTCTCTTGGCATAATGCCTCATTACTTTTTTTTACCACCGTTTTTTGCTTTCTTTGCAGTCGCATTCCCCTGATTCTGTTTGGAACCATTGGAACCTTTCTTACCTTTGTTTGAAGATTTTGCCATTATACTCCTGTGCGAGGTTGAACGAATCCTTCCTCAAGTGCTTCAACTCTTTCTTCAAGAGATGAGGAAGTTTCAACATTTGTTGAAACAGATGGTTCTGGTGAAATAGGTGGTTCTGGAGGAGCTTCTACAACTTCTTCTCTTTTTGGTTCTTCTTTCTTTTCATCTTCTTCATCACCACCACCTTTTTTCATTGTATTGATACCAAAAGTGGCAGCAGATGCAGTGAAAACTGTTGCAATAAATGTTGGATCCATCTTAGATAGAGTACCAGCATAACTTGCAGTAAGGAGAGCCGCAGACCAACCCAAAATACATATACGAATTAATTGTCCCATAGCATTTTCGTTTTTCTTATTAGTCATCAGTCCTTGTGATGATATCCTTTATATTTAGGATTTAGAACCTAAACTTAACCTTAGCAGCACCAGAAGCATTATAAATTGTACCATCAGTATCATATTTACCTTCAAAGAAAATGACTTGGTTATAATCTACAGATGCTGATGCACTTGCTACATTATCTGTAGCATAAGAACCATCAACACTCACACCAAACTTACCAAATCTATGTTCTAGTTTCAAACCAATTTCACCAATATGATTAGTTTGATTTAATTTATCTACAGTTCTTGCAGATTGAATAGAA